TCTTAAATGAGACTACAGGATATGGGTCAATAATTAAGTTCCTGTCTCGGTGAATTGACATCGTGAGTATAAAACACATCCAAATATATAGAGAAAGCCAGTCAGCATAGCTCACGCTTTCTCTAATTGGCTTGGGTAGTGCCATAATGTGCAATAAGCATAGTTAAAACTACCCAAAGGCGATACAGTAATCCTGCAATGCTAAAGAACTGGAATTGTGAGTAGTGGTTTGAAGACGCTTTAACTCTCTGGCTTGGGTAGTGCCAAATGTTATATACAAATAAACTACTCAAATTTAAGTGAGCAGTAGGTTATTGCTGTAATAAGGATATCGCCCTACTGCTCATCTAAGTTTAAGAGTTTTGGGTGTATAAGAGGAATACTAGTTACATATACTTAATGGTGCATTAAAATCAGTTGCGATACTCAATCACCGCCCAAAAATTTCCGTAAGGAGAGGGGTTTACTGACGAGTAAACTAATTGTGAATAAAAGAAAATCCCGTCACACTCCTTACGAAAGTTTAAGAGTTTCCCGTTGTTGAAGTACAAGATAATGGGGGTGGTATGGGTAGTGCCATGATGTACTAAGCAATTAAATTAGATTTTTCTAATTTAATAAACGTAACTTGCTAACACAATCTCTAATAAAAATAGAGTGTGTTTAGGGTGTAACGCCTTAACTGCAAGGCATAATCATTAAACTACCCAATGATTTGGGGTTGACTAGTGCACTGTGGAATATTTTTTTATGTGGTAGTAGGGGAATGTTCTATTGGGAAGATGGCAACAACGTCATATACGTAGGGTGGGGTGTATGACATTATTTACTTGACAATTTATAAAATTTATGATAGAGACTTTTTTCCATGCATTATAAAGAACAACTAGCTATTATTAAATCATTAGGTATTACTGGTGAAACAGATACAAGAATGGATTGTCCATTTTGTTATCATCCTAATTCTTTCATAGTTAAAAATGAAAATGGTAAATTATCATGGTATTGTTTCCATGCTTCTTGTAATGCAAAAGGTGCAATACAGGAAGAAAAAACAATGAATGATATTGAGTCATTCCTTTCCTTAAAAAAAGAAAAAAAAGATTTCACAATTCCCAAACATTTTACACTACCAACAGAACGAGCAGAAAAATATCTGACTCGTAATAATTGCTATGATGCATATGCAAATGGCTTAGTTAAAATACGCTATGATGTTAAACAGGATAGAGTTGTTTTTTTAGTTAATAATAAAAATAAAATTGTTGGTGCGATTGGTAGAGGATTAAGTAAAGAAGTTTATCCGAAGTGGTATAAATATCCCAGTGATGAACGTAGTCCGTTCCTATGTGGTAAATCATCTACTGCTATTGTTGTTGAAGATTGTGCAAGTGCTTGTGCTGTATCAAGAGACTATACAGGGTTTGCATTAATGGGTACAAGTTTTTCTGATGACTTTATTCCTTATATAAAAAAATATCGTAAAGTAATTGTAGCATTAGATAGAGATGCAACAACCAAATCATTTGACATAGCTAACCAAATAAGCTACTATGTACCTACCGAAGTTAAAATGTTAGAAGATGATTTAAAATACTTTAAACCAGATGAAATAAAGGAGATATTAGAATGAGAACATATGAAGTAGAAATACAAATTGCAAAAACAGAAATATATCATGTTAAAGCAAAAGATGACGCTGATTTGATTCGTGAATGCAATTTTTCCAATTTACAAAAAAAATCTAATAATGTTAATTATATTAGAACTGATGATGAAACAAGAAAAATGGGTTCTTGGAAAGATATTAGCAAATGAAATGTTTTATGGTATATCCCTATGATTTTAAAGACCCTATAGATGGTACTTTTTTTCCTATGCTTGGAATAAAAGATTTTAATTCTAAAAAAGAAATGTTAAAATACTTACAAAAAAATATATGCTCTGAAGAAACTAGAAAACCATTTAAATTTAAAACGCTTGCAAAATATGCAAAAGAATGTCGTATTTTATGTTTTTTAAAAAAATATAGAAAACAAATTAAAGATAAACTTAACATTGTAGAGGAGAATGACTAATGATAAAAACAAAAGCAAATAAAAAATTTGACATTGATTTAAAATATGGGCAAGTAAGGGAAGAACAAGTAAAAAATATTTTTGCTGATAAAAAAATAGAAGTAAAAACAGAAAGAGATTGGTGGGCTAAGACAGGTAATATTGCATTAGAGTATGAATGTAATGGTAAACCTAGTGGTATTACTGCTACTAAATCAGATTACTGGATACATATACTAGCAACAGGTAAAAAAAATCACTGTATGTTAGTATTTGAAGTTCCAAAATTAAAAAAAATTATTAAAAAATATAAAAAAGATTATACACGAATGGTTGGTGACAGAAATGCATCTAAATGTGTTATATTACCAATAAAAAAATTATTTGATAAGGATACAATTGATGTGGAAATTAATTGATTGCGGCTCATATCCTTGGTTTATTTTAGAGAAAAAAAAATATACACATTGTGTATATAGTCATACAGGAGAATATAAAAAACTAAGGGTGGGCAGAGCAACGCCAAAACTATTTGCACAAAATTGTAAGTCGTATTTAGCATACTTAAGAAACTGGCCTATTGAAACAGCACCATGCGTTTTAAATAAGAAAAGTGCAAAGTTTTATATTAACCATTGGAAAACTAAAACAAAAACTAAATTAATGAAAGAAATAGTTAAGCAACTTCGCTTGACTTAGCATAAAAACTGTGATAAAAGATACCTATGATAGAAAAACAATTACTAACCCTTTGTTTAAAAAAAGATTTTTATAAAGAACATAGAAATAAATTATCCAAATCATTATTTACTAATGGCGTAGGTAATTTTTTTGAAACAATACAAAAAGCACATGATGAGTATGATACAGATTTATCTTTAGATGAATTATCTGTTTTACACACAGAAAAATATAATCCTGCTTTAACTCGTGCCTCAAAGTATAACTTCAATGAATTAATAACTGAATTACGTGATGAAGAAGAGCCAAATAAAAATGTTATTGGTGATATTATTGAGTCATTACATAGAAGAAATATGGCTCATAAAATTGCTGTTATGGCAACAGATATTTATAATGGTAAATCAGAAGATTTTAATCAAATAAAAAACGTATTAGATAATCCTCAAGTAATAGAGGATAGTAATGGTGAAACAGTTACATCAAATGTAGATGAACTACTAGATTTAATTGATGTAACAACTAAGTGGAATTTTAATCTACAATCATTACAAGAACAGGTGTCCGGGATAGGTGAGGGCAATCTAGCAATATTTTTTGCTAGACCAGAGACAGGTAAGACCGCCTTTTGGGTTAGTTTGGTCGCAAATGAAGGTGGTTTTGCCAGTCAAGGAGCTAAAATTGTCGCACTTATCAACGAAGAACCTGCAGTTCGTACACAAATGAGACTAATTAATGCCCATACAGGTATGACGAGAGAAGAAATTAAAGATAACACAAATAAAGCCAGTGAATTATGGTCTGAAATAAATGGTAACATTTCGTTACTTGACACTGTTGATTGGAATTTAGATGATGTTAATAAATATCTAGAAACGCACAAAACAGATATATTAATCATTGACCAATTAGATAAGGTGAATGTATCTGGTACTTTTGCACGTACTGATGAAAAACTTAGAGCCATATACACAGGTGCTAGAGAATTAGCAAAACGACATAATATTTGTGTTGTGGCTTTATCACAGGCATCGGCTGATGGTCACAATAAACTTAATTTATCATTTGATATGATGGAAAATAGTAAAACAGGAAAAGCAGCAGAAGCTGATTTAATTATTGGTATTGGTAAAAGAGAAACAGGTAATCCTAATGAGCCAATGCGACAATTAAATATTAGTAAAAATAAAATTAATGGTGTACATGCAGAAGTAAATGCTTTTATAAACCCACAACTATCGAGGTATGACGTATGATAACTGTAGTAGATGTAGAAACAACTTTTGTAAAAGATAAAACAGGTAAATTAGACCCTGCACCATTTCAAAAAGATAATCAATTAGTTAGTGTAGGTATTAATGATGAATATTATTGTATGTATCATAAAACACATACTGATTTTCATTTAGCTAAAAATTATAAAGCCATACAAGAAATTTTAGATAAAACAACATTACTTATTGGTCATAATTTAAAATTTGATTTAGCATGGCTTTATGAATGTGGTTTTACATATGAAGGAAGAGTATATGATACAATGATAGCTGAATATATTTTACTTCGTGGCCTAAAGAAAAAATTATCATTAAAAGAATCATGTAGACGAAGAAGAATAACACAAAAATTAGACATTATTGACACATATATTAGTCAAGGTATTGGCTTTGAGAGTATTCCATGGGCAATTGTAGAAAAATATGGAAGACAAGATATAGTTGCAACCCATGCTTTATTTGATGACCAGATGAAAGATTTACGACTTCCTCTTAATAAAGGATTAGTGCCAACATTAAAAATGATGAATGAATTTTTATTAACATTAATTGAAATGGAACGCAATGGTATTTATGTGGATAAAACTGAATTAAAAAATGTTGAAGAAGAATTTATTAAGGAACATGACGAGTTACGCACATACATAGATAAAACTATATGGCGAGTTATGGGTGATACACCTATTAATCCATCTAGTCCAGAACAATTATCATGGCTTATTTATGGCAAAAAAGTTAAAGATAAAAAACAATGGGCAAGAGTTTTTAATATTGGAATTGATGCATTTACAAAACGAAGTAAAAAAAGACCGCACTTTTCTAAAAAGAATTTTGCCACTACTATTAGTTCATGTACAAAAGATATTTATAGAACAAAAGCTATGCAATGTGGTGATTGCAGTGGTAGAGGTACTTATCAAAAATATAAAGTCAATGGAGACCCTTATAAAAATTTAAGTAAATGTGAAACATGTGTAGGTCAAGGTGTTCTTTACCAGAATACTGAAATTTTGGCAGGATTCCGCCAAAAACCAAGGGGTGTAATGGATGCTTCTGAGGGTGGTTTTAAGACAGATAAAATTACTTTAATGAAATTATTAGATAATGCTAGTGATGAATTAACTGAATTTATTAATGCTATTACTCGTTATAGTGCTGTTGATATGTATTTAAAAACATTTGTTACAGGTATTGATAATCATACTGATGATAAAGGATTTCTGCACCCTAAATTTATGCAATGTGTCACATCAACAGGAAGATTATCAAGTAGAGACCCTAATTTTCAAAATCAACCACGAGGTGGTACATTTCCTATTCGTAAAGTTGTTAAGTCTAGATTTAATAATGGCAAAATAATGGAAATAGATTATGCCCAATTAGAATTTAGAACTGCTGTATTTCTTGCACAAGATAAACAAGGAATGGAAGATATAAAAAATGGAGTAGATGTTCATCAGTACACTGCTGATATTATTGGTGTGTCAAGACAAGATGCAAAGGGTCATACCTTTAAGCCATTATATGGTGGTACGACAGGCACAGAAGATGAAAAGCGTTATTATGATGCCTTTAAAGAAAAGTATCAAGGTATTACAGATTGGCATGAAGAATTACAAACAAACGCCATTAAATATAAAGTTGTAAAATTACCTACTGGAAGAGAATATGCGTTTCCATATGCACAGAGACAGGTATGGGGTGGTTCTAGTTATGGAACACAAATTAAAAATTATCCAGTGCAAGGATTTGCTACTGCTGATATTGTTCCTTTAGCTTGTATAAATATTTATCGTAAAATGAAAGAATTAAAATTAAAAAGTAAATTGATTAATACAGTACATGATTCTATTGTTGCTGATGCATGTGAAGATGAAATAGATATTGTATCTAACTGCTTAATAGAGGGATGTTCAGAAGTTATTCAATCATTAACAGAACGATATAACATTACCTTTAATGTACCACTTGACACAGAACTTAAGATAGGGTATGATTGGTTAAACTTAAAGGAGGCGTAATGGAAGATAATCCAAAAATAGATAACAGAGTATGTTTGTTTTATATAGCAGATAGATTAAAAGATTTATCTGAAATAAAATCAGATAAAGAATTAAGAAAAGAAGTAGATAAATTTAAAACAGAATGTATTTATAATTTAGGTGTAAACGCATTACACGACCATAATAATTAAGGAGGTACAATGGGTGCTATGAAATGGTTTATGATGGGTGTTGAAGAATTAATTGACCCGGATAAAACCGAAGAAGAAAACTATGAAATGAATAGGAACAATAAGGTTCTTGTTCGTGGTGAAAAATTTGGTGTAACAAAAGATGATATTAGTTATGCTTATGCTACAATAAAAGGAGACCCCTATGATAACTAGTGTATTAACAGTTGGAGATTTATTTGTGGAAAATGATGACTGGGTAAATAACGAAGAAGCCCTCGTATTTCAAAAAATAGAGGATTTAATACGGGAGTATAAAAAGGATAATCATGGTAAAAAACCTACCATGTTGTACATAAATAATGAGGAAGAATTACAAAGTTACTTTATGTGGTTTGCCTCAACTTATGGCTTAAAAGCTGAAAAAACTACAGGAGTTACACATGTTGGGTAATTACTGGGAATGGTTTTTAACTCTACTTATAGTGGGTATAATTTTAACATCGGTTTTTTTATAAAAAAAGCTTGACAATTACCATAAATTATGTTAGAGAGTAATAATAATTATTTTATTTACAGGAGGTAAATCAATGAATAATTTAGTAGACGTAAAATCAATGTCAAATGAAGACATTATGAAAGCAATAGGACAAGATGATGGAAGTAGCACTCCATCACTTCCTAGACTAATGATAAACAGAAATCCAGAAGATGATGATGGTAATAGATTACCTATCGGTTCTTTTTCTATTTATCACAATGATGCAGGGGAGAACATTTATGGGAAACCTATAAAGTTTAGACCTTTTATCAGTGCTATGCAATACATGGAGTATAGTGCAGAAGAAGAAGCATATCTTTCTCGTTCCATTATATTTAAAAATTGGAAAGATGAGGCTATTGATACAGTTGGTGGAATTAGATGTGGTAAAGTTCCATTTAAAGATAGAGTAAATCTAAGTGCTGATGAATTAGCTGACCAACGTAGTAAAAAATGTTATAGACTTGTTTATGGGCAAGTAACCTTTACAGGTAAAACTGCAAGTGGTGCTGATTACGAGGTAAAAGATTATCCTGTATTATGGAGAGTAACAGGTACACAATTTAATCCTGTTGGTAATGCATTAAAATCAATTAGCCAACGTAAGAAGCTTATGTTTAACTGCTTATTAAATCTGGAAACAGAAAAGAAAAAAGCAGGAGCAAATGTATTTTACATTGCAAAAATTGCAGTTAATGCTGAAGCCGGTATTAAATTAACTAAAGCTGATGAAGATACTTTACGTAACTTTCAAGAGGTTATTGATTCTGAAAATACAGAAGTATTTGAGTTGTATAAACAAGCTAAAAAAGGTAAAGCTACATCTGATGATGCGGCTGATGCCAAAGTAATTAATGATGTTCAAGAAGTTGACCCTGTAACTGAATTGTCATCATAATGTCACATCCTATTCTACAAAAAGTACAAACTTTTTTAGAAAAGGCAGGTCATCGGAGTGTAAAAGTCTCCGATGATTTGATTGAAGAGTTTGGAGAAGCTTGCAAATCTGCAATCCGAAAACAGTTTACTGATGAGCGAGGGGGCAAATTCAGATTACGCATGAGTAATATAGGGAGACCTTTATGCCAATTGCAAATGGAAAAAACAGGAGCACCGGCAGAACCACCAGATTATAGTTTTAAAATGAAAGTATTATTTGGGGATTTAATTGAGGCATCTGCTATGTTAATCTTAAAGGCATCTGGAGTTGAGGTTCAAAGTGAACAGAAAGCGGTTAAACATAGTGGCGAAATCGAAGGAACTTATGATGTTGAGATTGATAATAAAATCTGGGATATTAAAAGTGCTTCTCCATTCGCCTTTGATAAAAAATTCTCACAAGGGTTTAGCACAGTAGTTGAAGACGATGCTTTTGGTTATGCATCTCAAGGATTTATGTATGCTGATAGTGAGGATAAAGATTTTGGCGGATGGATTGTTATTAATAAATCTACTGGAGAATGGTGTGTAACAGAGACACCTTTAAATATTGATGAATACAAGGAGAAATATGTTCTAGCAGCAAAAGATAACTTTAAGGCAATTAAAAATAATAAGAAATTTAAACGCTGTTTTACGGATGTTGAGGAAACATTTAGAAAAGCAAAAACAGGAAATAGAGTACTTGGTTTAACATGTAGTTATTGCTCATTTAAAAAGAAATGTTGGGGTGATGAGATAGAATACTTACCACAACAGCAATCACAAGCAAGAGACCCTAAATGGGTATGGTATACTAAAGTAACTAATCCTAAAAAAGAATATGAAAACACGCAGTAGAAAAGCAAAAGGTAGAAGATTACAAAACTGGACAAGGGATGAACTCCTATCCAGATTTCCTAATTTTTCTGATGATGATATATACTGTGCAATTATGGGGGAAAGTGGGGCGGATGTTAAGTTTTCGCCCCATGCACAAAAGGCAATACCCTATTCCATTGAGTGTAAAAATAAACAAACATTTAAAGGTATATATGATATTATAGAACAAGCCCATAGCAATTGCAAACCAACTCAAGTGCCATTGGGAATAATTAAAATGAATAATTTACAACCTTTAGCTATTGTTGATGCTAGGCATTTTTTAGATTTAATGAGGAAAATATGAAAGAAAATAAAGTAGACTTTACAAAAGGTGTTAAAGTAATTGTTTCACCAACTAATAATGGGTATGCTTGCGGTATTATAAATGAAGAAGAAGCTTTAAAAAAAGGTGATGATAGTCTTTATTTATGTCATATTATTGCTCAAGGTATGATAAAATTTGCTATTGAAAATCCTCAAGATGTATTTGATTTTGGTATGCAACAAATGGCAGAAGCAAAATATAAATCATCTAGTAATGGTGAAATAAAACGATTTAAAGAATATAATAATGTTATTGATATAATAGATTTATTATCAAAGAAAAATGGAAAGTTACATTAATATGAAAGCAACAAAAGAATTTTTATCCGAGGCAACAAGACTAGTTGGTACAGATAGAGAAAAGGATTATGGTGACAAGGTAGAGAACCATAAGAATATAGCTAGATTATGGTCTGCTTATTTAGAAGTATCTATAACAGCACATGATGTGGCTATTCTAATGGCGTTATTAAAAATTGCCAGAACAAAACTAGGTACTGTTAGTAAAGATACTTATATAGATATGTCAGCTTACAGTGCTATTGCAGGAGAAATAAAATTTAAGGAGGATAAATGAGTGAACATATACCAGATTTAATGTTTAGGTCACTTGAGCATGAGGCTCAAGCAAATATTGATAAAGCCGAAACAACCATGGAAATATATTTTAGTAATTCTGTTGGAATAGGAGAGCATCCGCAACATCTAGAAGAAATGGGAAAACAACTAGATATAATTGCTACCAATGAAGACAGGTTAACAACTTTAAAAAAATATTTTTCGGACTACAATGAAGCAAGAGGTAACGTATGAATTATACAATAACTCAAGAGCAATTACAAGCTATATTAAACTACTTAGGGTCAAGGCCTTATGTAGAAGTAATAAAATTAATACAAACACTTGGACAACTACAGCCTGCCCCTGCTGATTCTGGTAAAAAAGATGAAGCAGATAAATCCCGAAAATAAAAAAGGAGAGCACGAGGCTCTCCTTTATAAACTTGAGGTTAGATTAAATACTGATGGAAATATATTATTCAATTATGATTGGGTTAAACCCGAAATTATTATTGATAACTTAAAAGGTTATGAATATAAATACACTATTTCTGCTATCATTCGTCATTGTTTATCTAATGGTTATAAATTAGATGAAGATTTAAAATATCTATTGAGGAATATATGACAGAAAATTATAAAGATTATAAATTAAAAGGTACAGTACATGCACCATTTAGTCCAATACTAATGGAATTTGAAATACCAAAACCTTATGTTGATGCACTAAATGCATATGGTGATAAAATATCAGCGAGTGATAAGAAATCTAAACAATTAGATTGGTCAGATAATCTTGTAGGTAATGTTAAACAAGAGCATAAAATTGAAGACCATATTTGGAATGAAAAATCTCATGAAGGGCTACCTTCTTTATTTAATTGGGTAGGTCATTGTGTTAGTATGTATGTAAAAACAAAATTAAAACAAGGGGATAAACAAGATAATGAGGCGGCTGATAGAGGTATTAAAAAAGTTGCCTTACATAATAGTTGGCTTGTCAATTCAATAGCAGGGGATTTTAATCCTCCTCATATGCATTATGGAATGCTATCTGCGGCAGGTTGGTTAAAAATGCCAGAGTCTGTAGAAAAAGATGAAGAAAGAGAACATGCAGGTTGGATTGAATTTTTATATGGGAATCCTGCAATATGGATAGACCCCAAGTATGCAGTAAAACCCCATGTTGGGCAATTATTTATTTTTCCTCATTGGTTATTACACCAAGTA